GGAGCACGCGAGCTACACTTCGGGCAATCAGCAGGAGTGGCACGCAGAGTGTCCCAGCTGCCACAAGCCGCACATCATCGCGTTCGATCAGAAAGACGGAACGAATCGCGCCGGCGTAGTCTGGGACCGAGCAGCCAAGCGCGACGACAACTCGTGGGACGTGGCGCGCGCGGTGGAGTCGTGCCGCTTCCGCTGCATCCATTGCGGCCATGAGTCGAGCGACTCTGATGCTACGCGCGAGGCCTGGAAGAAGTCCGGCCACTATGTGCCGCAGCGACCGGACGCCACGGCAGAGGTCCAATCCTTTCGCATCGAAGCGCTAGTCTCGCGTCCTATGCGCCTGCTAGTGGAGGACTGGTGCGAGGCCGAGAACCATTCACTGAGGACCGGCGACGATCAGATGCGCATCGACTTTCGAACGAAGCGCGAGGCCAAGCCGTGGCTCGTTACGAAGAAAACGATAAACCTTTTCTTGAAGGATTCCGGCTACACGACGGCACAGTACCGAGCCGGCGAGAAGATCGACAACGAGGTCATCCGGTTCATGGCACTTGACCGCCAGCTAGATCATTGGTGGGTCGAGATCGGCGCATTCAGCACGGCCACGGGTCCGCGCTATCGCCAGCTTTGGTTCGGCCGCATCGACACGCGGGACCAGCTGCGCGAGATGCAGCGCATCTATCAAGTGCCGGATGCGTGCGTGGCGCAGGACAGAGGCTACCGGCCGAGCGATGTCGACCGCGACTGCGCCGAGTTTGGCTGGCGAGGAATGCGTGGCTATGGTCGCAAGACTTGGACAATGCGCGACGAGCACAGCGACAAGCTCGTGAACTTCCCATTCTCTGAGCCGCGCGTGAGTGACTACCGCGGAGGCGATGTCTTTTTTTACGAGTGGTCTGGTGACTACTTCAAGGACACGCTAGCGGTGGCGCTTGATGGCAAGGGCGATTTGAAGTGGGAGATTCCATCAGATGCCAACCCGCTCTACCTCGAACATCTCAAGGGCGAGTCCAAGGTGGAAGTGCGTTCCGGCGTCTGGGAATGGCGCGAAGTGCGGAGCAACGCGCCGAACCACGGCCTGGACACCTCGGCCATGCTGCTTTGCATGGCAACCATTGCCGGCGTCATCCGGTACACGCCGCCTGCGGATAAATCGGATTAACGCTAGCGAGTTCCACCGTCAAAAGGTTGGACAGTTGCCGCTTTTACATGGGCAACGATAATCCGTTTGAAGGACTGGACAGCGCGACGTTGGCAACGCTGAAGACCGAGACCATTGCAGCCATCCGCGCGGTGCTGGTGAATTCGTCCTACAGCCTCAACGGCAAGAGCGTGACCCGTGCGGATTTGACCCGCCTCAACATTATGCTCGGTCAGATCCAGTCGGCCATCGACTATCAAGCCGGCACGACGACCGACCAGACTTTCGTTTCTTTTAACGGCAACTAACATGGACTTCGACGCTTCAAAGGTCATCAGCACCGCGCCTTGGTATGACAAGGCCATCTCGGCCATCGCTCCGGCCTGGGGCTTGAAGCGCTTGGAGTCGCGCGTGCAGGCTGCGCTCTTCAACTACAACGCGGCGACGACCAATCGGCTTTACGCGCCGAAGCAGTACGGTCTGCCGAGCGAGTCATCGACGACTGTGCGCGACCGCATTGTGATGATGTGGGAAAGCCGCGACCTCGTGGAGAACTTTCCGGAGGCGCGCGAGATCAGCCGCAAGTTTGGCAACTACCTGACGCCCCATGAGTACAGCCCGACGACAGGTGACCGCGACTACAACGCCATCGTTGCGGATTACTTCCACGAGTGGTGCAAGACGTGCGACGTGACCGGCCGGCATACTTTCAAGAAACTTATCCAGCTGGCGGCAGAGCAGCGCCCGGTTGACGGCGACTGTGGCTTCGTCATTCGACGCGTCGATGGCGAACTGAAGATTCAGCTGGTGCCTGGAACGCGCATCGGCAATCCGAATATGCTCGGCTCAGAGCCGAACAACTATTTCCAAGGAGTGTTCACGAATGAGTTCGGTCGGCCCGTTGCCTATCGCATCTTCCGCGTGACGCGCGAGGGAGTCTATTATGATCCAGAAGACATCGAAGCTCAGTTTTTCTGTCATTACTTTGATCCGTTCCGCGTGGACCAATACCGTGGAATCACTGACTTCCATGCTGCGATCCGCACGGCTCGGATGCTATACGAGATTCTCGAAGCTGAAAAGGTTGGCGTCCGCTTTGCTAGTCAGCAAGCCGCCCTCGTATTTTCCGACCGAGGAACTGCCAACCCACGAAACCTGTTTACGCCTAATCCGGCGCAAACGCTCGCGAACGGGCAAACGCAGAAAAACGAGGAGTCGCAAATAGGGCAGATTCGTTACTTCGGAACGGCCGACAAGATCGAGGTGATGCCGTCGCGGCCTAGTGCTGCGTTCGAAGGATTCGTGCAGCACCTGATGCACGAGATCGCAATTGGCGTCGGCATTCCCGAGGGCGTTCTGTTCGGTACGCAGAACTACAAGGGGCCGAGCGTGCGTGCAGACTTTGCCGCGGCCGACCGCGTGTTTACGCGCCATCAGGGGATCTTGCAGGACAAGGTGCTCGATCCGATCAAGAACCAAGTCATCATCGACGCGATTGCGCGTGACCTGATTCCGGCTCCTCCGCGCCGCGATGGCGAGACGGTGGTGCAGGCCATGAAGCGTGCGACCCGTGGCGAGTGGCGTTTCCCGGCCAAGCTCACGATTGACATCGGGCGCGAGTCCGCGGCGAACCTAAACGAGAACCGGCAGGGCGCGAAGTCGTTGCAGGAGATCGCAGCCGAGGAGGGCACCGATGCGTTTGGCCGCCTGGAGCAGATCGCGATTGAGGCAAACTTCATCTCGGAACTGGCGCAGCGATACGGCGTGCCAGAAACCTCGATCCGCATGGTCACTCAGCAGTTGCCAGCCAATCCGGCAATGGCGTCTGCGCTCGGTGGTCAGGTCACGCAGGATGCCGTCGATGCGGTCAATGCAACGGCAAAGGGCGCAGCAGATGCAAAGGCGGTCGGTGCGGTTCCTGCACCCGAAGCCTCGCAGGCAGACTCGGAACTGCACGATCAACGCATCGTCATCGACTTCGCAGAGGATGGCTATGTTCCAAACGAGTCAATGGTCGCCAATGCCAAGCGCGCGCTGGAGGTCCGCGAGTCTAAGCCGGCCAGCCAGCGCGGCATGACCTCGGTGGGCATCGCTCGCGCGCGAGACATCATTAACAAGCGTGCGCTCTCCGAGGACACGGTGCGCCGCATGAAGGCTTACTTCGACCGTCACGAAGTCGACAAGAAGGGCGCGACCTGGGACCAGCAGGGGAAGGGGTGGCAGGCTTGGTACGGCTGGGGGGGGGACGCCGGCCAGACGTGGGCCAACGCTATTGTCGAGCGGCTGAACCGTCGCGAGGCTGGAGACGCTACCGAAAAGGTGCGCCTTAATTCTGCGGTCGAGGCTGACTTTGCTACGCGCAAATTGAGCAGCAAGGACTGGCTCGCTTCGCTGGCATCCTATCGTCGAGAACTGGAAAAGAAAAAGGAGTTCATTCTCCCGACGCTTGGTGCTGGTGAAAAGAGCGAGGACTTCCTTGCGCGCTGCATGGGTGACGCCACGATGGCCGCAGAGTTTCCGGATGAGTCGCAGCGCTACGCCGTCTGCCAGCGCCAACTGAACCCGAAAGCCTAATTCATGGACACGCAAAAGCAGATCGACCACCTGATCGAGCTGGCGATCGAGCAGCGCGAGGAAATCGCGCGCATCGTCAATTCGCTGCCTGAGCTGCGCAATCAGTTGCGCGACGAGGTGGCGTTGGCGCTTGAGGAAGTCGAGCCGCACCTGCGCGATGCGCTGGCGGTCATGGCTGGCGACGAGGTGAAGGCGCTTGAGGGCAAGCTGTCGTCAGAGGTCAAGGAACTCCTGAGCCGTCTTGAGTTGGCGGCCGGTGCAAAGTACTCGGCGCTGATGGCAGAGCGCCAGAAGAATGCGCAGCTGCTGGAGGTTGCGGAGCAGCGAATCCTTTTGGCTACCGCTGAACTGCCGGAGACGGTCACGCGGATTCTGGATGCGCAGATCAAGGCGCGCGAGGAGTTTGCTGCGCCGCGGACGCTCACGCCGCTCGGCAAGTGGAAGGCCGGCGAATATGAAGCGCTCGATGTCGTTTCGATCAACGGTGATTCCTACATTGCGAACCGTGCGACGCGGGAGAAGCCGAGCCGGTCAGCAAAGGACTGGACGCTCCTGGCTGCACGCGGTGCTGGCGGCGGTGGTTCGAATATTAACTCGCTGACGGATCTGACGGGCACGCCGGCGGCTGGTCAGTTGCTCATCGGTAACGGCGGAGATTTCCAGCTGAACACGTTGACGGCTGGATCGAACGTCACGATTACGAACACGCCTGGCGGCATCGAGATTGCTGCGTCTGGCGGCGGAGGCGGCGCCGGTACGGTGACCAGCGTTGCGGCGACGGGCGATGGCGCAGTCTCGGTCAGCGGCAGTCCAATCACGACCAGCGGCACCTTTGCGATCTCGCTCGCAAGCACGGCGGTTACGGCTGGCAGCTACGGAGCAGCGAACAAGGTCGGCACGTTTACGGTCGACAGCCAAGGTCGCCTTACTGCTGCAGTAGATGCGACGATCAGCATTTCGACGAGTCAGGTCACGGGACTCGGCAGCGCTGCCTTGCAGTCCACGACTTTCTTTGCGCCTGCGACCACAGGCAGCGACATCCTGAGCGGCAACGGCTCGGGCGGCTTTGCCTCTGTCACCGTTGGAACTGGTCTGACGTACACGGGCGGCACGTTGTCGGCTACGGGTGGCGGCGGATCAGGAACCGTGACAAGCGTTGCTGTAACCAGCGACGGCGATGTGACGTCTTCAGGCGGGCCGATCACGGCAAGTGGTACGTTTACGCTTGGACTGTCCAGCACGTCAGTCACGGCAGGCAGCTACGGTGCGGCTGGTTCGGTCGGTACGTTTACCGTGGACGCAAAGGGTCGTCTGACCGCGGCGGCGAACACGGCAATTGCGATCACGGCTGGTCAAGTGTCGGGACTTGGCAGCGCTGCGTTTGAAAGCACGACTTACTTCGCGCCTGCTACGACCGGAACGCTCATTCTCGCCGGCAATGGCAGCGGTGGCTTTTCGACTGTCACGGTCGGATCTGGCCTGACCTACAATGCAGGCACGCTCGAAAGCACGGCAGGCGGTGGCAGCGTGACCAGCGTTGCTCTGACCGCAGGCACGGGCATTTCGATCAGCGGTGGGCCGATCACAACCAGCGGAACCATTGAGGTCACGAACACGGCACCGGATCAGACCGTCGTTCTTACGCAAGGTGGTACGACGACCATCACCGGAACCTATCCGAACTTTACCATCAGCAGTGCCGATCAATACGTTGGCACTGTCACGAGCGTCGCGTTGACGGCCGGAACTGGAATTTCTGTCAGTGGCGGTCCGGTGACTTCAAGCGGGACAATCGAGGTCATCAACACGGCGCCCGATCAGGTGGTCGTTCTGACTGGATCTGGCACCACCAGCATCACGGGCACCTATCCGAACTTTACCATCTCAAGTGCGGATCAGTACACCGGAACGGTGACCAGCGTGACTGCTCAAGGCAGCGCCGACATCTCGGTGACCGGCGGTCCGATCACGACGAGTGGCACGCTGTATTTCGGTCTGAGCGATACCAGCGTTACCGCTGGCAGCTACGGAGACAGCACGAACGTCGGTCAGTTCAGCGTCGATGCAAAGGGACGCCTGACCGCTGCGGCCAACGTTCCCATCTCTATCACCGCTGGTCAGGTTCAAGGCGGATTCGTCACTTCTCTTTTCGGCAAGCAAGGCGTTATCACGTCGCTGAGTTATGCCGATTTCGACACGACATCTTCTGTCACTCCTGCTACGGGTCGTCTGACCTGGAGTCCTGACAACGGCACGCTCGACTTGGGCCTGAGCGGCGGCAACGTCAACGCTCTTGTCGGCGTCGATCAGCACATTCTTGTTCTGAATCCGACCGGCACGGCGATGACTAAGGGTCAGGCTGTCGTCGCTAGTGGCTCAAGCGGCACTCGGTTGTCGGTCACCTTTGGTCTCGGCAACGCGGATTCCAACACCGCAGAAACGCTCGGTCTTGTCGCGGAGCCGATCTCTAACAACCAGCAAGGCCACATCATCACTAAGGGTCTGCTGCGTGCGGTTGACACGAATGCTTTCAACGAGGGCGACATCCTATACATCAGTTCGGTCACGCGTGGAGCGCTTACGAACGTTCGACCGATCGCGCCTAACCATGCGGTGCGTATCGGATACGTCATCAAGAAGGCTGGCGTTGCGGATGGTATCATCTACGTCGATCCGCTCAATGGATTTGAGCTAGGCGAGCTGCACGACGTCTACACGTCCAGCGTCACGGCCAACGACTTCCTCGTCTACGACAGCGTAGACGGTCGCTGGGAGAACTACACGGCGGCAAACGCTCGCACAGCGATGGGCCTCGGCTCTGCTGCGTTGCAGGCCACGACATACTTTGCACCGGCTACGACCGGCACGGCGATTCTCGCTGGCAACGGGTCAGGCGGTTTCTCGCCAGTAACGGTCGGAACTGGGTTGTCCTACGTTGGCGGCACGTTGTCGGCGCTCGACGCAGGCGGCACGGTTACGAGCGTAACGGCTCAAGGTTCGGCTGACATCTCAGTCACGGGCGGACCGATTACAACCAGCGGTACGCTGTATTTCGCGCTGTCGGATACGACTGTTGCGGCTGGGACTTACGGCAGCGCGACGCAGGTCGGGCAGTTCAACGTCGACGCAAAAGGTCGGCTCACGACTGCGGCAAGCGTGACGATTGCCATCGCTGCAAGCGCAGTTAGCGGACTGGCAACTGTTGCAACTTCAGGCGCGTATGCTGACCTGACTGGCAAGCCTACTCTCGGGACTATCTCCTCGCAGGACAGCAGCAATGTTTCGATTACGGGCGGAAGCATCAATGGCACAGCGGTCGGAGCGTCAACGGCAAGCACAGGAAAATTTACGACGCTAGACGCGACTGGGAACGTTGGCTTCGACGGCGGCACGTTTACCTTTAACGAGGCAGGAGCCGACAAGGACTTCCGCTTCGAGGGCGATACGCAAACGCATCTTCTGTTCGGTGATGCCTCGGTGGACCGCATCGGCATCGCGCTGACCGCACCTGCCGCACGCCTAGACATCTCCGGCAACTACGCGCAGAACATCGTCGCCGTTGCCGCGCTGGACATCGACTGTTCCGCTGGTAACTTCTTCACGAAGACGATTGCTGCAAACTCGACTTTTACATTCAGCAACGTACCAGCGACGAGAGCTTTCGCGTTTACCTTGGAACTGACCCACACATCCGGCGCGGTGACTTGGCCTGCTGCGGTCAAGTGGCCTGCGAACACTGCTCCGACCTTGACGACTGGGAAGACGCACATCTTCATTTTCGTGACCGATGATTCTGGCACAACTTGGCGCGGTGCGGCGCTTGTGGACTACGTTAACTGATCATGGATCCGACTAGTCAACGGCTGATGATGGGGGCGGGAAAAGCAAACGCTGCTCCGCTTGGCGATGCTTTATACGCTTGGGGCTTCAACAGTTGGGGGCAGATCGGAGATGGCTCATCGACAGGTGCGCTTGAGCCGAGGCAAATCGGATCAAGTGCCGATTGGTCAACTGTCGGATTGGCCGCTTTCACTGGTTATTCAATCAAGACCAATGGAACGCTTTGGGCTTGGGGAAACGGAGCAGATGGAGCAATTGGAAACGGTGGTACTGAAAACCAGTTTTCTCCCATTCAGATTGGGTCGCTTTCTAATTGGTCACAAGTTAGCGGATCTCAGTCAAATTTAGCCTTTGCGATTAAGACAGACGGAACTTTATGGGCTTGGGGTAATGGATCTGCTGGAGCACTAGGAGATGGAACAACGGTGTCTAAATCTTCCCCAATTCAAATTGGCGCTTTGACTGATTGGTCAAAAGTTTCTGGCGGTCTTGCCTGCGCCCTAGCAATCAAGACAAACAATACGCTTTGGGCTTGGGGGTTAAATTCTGATGGCGTGCTTGGAGATGGAACCATCAGTAATAAAAGTTCACCAATCCAAGTAGGCGCACTATCTAACTGGTCACAAGTTAGCTGCGGCAATACGCACGTTTTGGCAGTAAAAACTGACGGAACGTTGTGGGCTTGGGGTAATGGTTTTAACGGAAAATTAGGAACCGGAGATCCATTTAATAGATCTTCTCCGGTTCAAGTTGGCGCATTGTCCAATTGGTCACAGGTTCAAGCTGCAATTGGGTTTTCAGTTGCCATAAAAACAGATGGGTCGATCTGGAGCTGGGGCTTAAATTCCAGCGGACAACTTGGGCTTGGCGACACAACAAATAGAAGCAGTCCGGTTCAAATTGGAGCACTTTTGACGTGGTCAAAACTCGGCGCTTATGGGACTGGCTGCGCTGCAATAAAAACAGACGGCACTTTGTGGAGTTGGGGAAGTGGAAGTTCTTTTTTGGGTGGAGTAGTTTTGGATAGCAGAAGTTCGCCAGTTCAAGTTGGATCAAGCTCAAATTGGTCCTCCGTCCATGCGGGTGATAATTGGTGGGTTGCTAAAACAACCTCAAACACTTTGTATTCATGGGGCAATGGCGCGACTTACGGTAATTTAGGGCAAGGAAGTAAAAACTTGTCATCGCCAGTACAAGTTGGAGTTAGTGATTGGAGTTCGGTTTCAAATGGAATAGCCTTTACTGTTGGTATTAAGTACGACAACACATTGTGGTCTTGGGGTAATGGCAACGCCGGTGAACTAGGAAACAGCAGAACAGAGTCTGCTAGATCATCACCAGTGCAAGTTGGAGCGCTGTCTGATTGGTCTCAGACTGCTTGCGGCCAGTTTCATGTTATAGCTAAAAAAACGACAGGAACAATTTGGGCTTGGGGTGCTGGCTCTGGTGGAAGGCTAGGATTGGGAGATCAAACTGGTCGATCTTCTCCAGTTCAAATAGGCGCCCTTTCAACTTGGTCTCAGGTTTCTTGTGGATACACGGCAAGCTACGCTATCAAAACAGATGGTACGCTTTGGGCTTGGGGGACAAACACAACCTTTGGAGCCTTGGGCATTGGTGATACGATAAACAGGTCTTCACCAGTGCAAGTTGGATCACTTACTTCAAATTGGTCTCAAGTTAGCGGAGGTAATAGTCTCGCGTTTGCTATCAGAACAGACGGAACGCTTTGGGCTTGGGGCTATAACGGAACAGGAGCTTTGGGGTTAGGGAATTTCACGGATTATTCTTCGCCTGTGCAGGTCGGAGCCTTGTCTGATTGGTCGCAAGTAAGCGCTGGTAATCGTCATACTTTAGCAATTAAAACGAACGGAACGCTATGGGCTTGGGGAACTGGGAGTAGAGGAGAACTAGGAGAAGGAAACACTTTTTCAAGATCATCTCCAGTTCAGATCGGTTCGCTTTCTACTTGGTCTCAAATTGCCGCTGGCGACACTACATCGTTGGCTTTAAAAACGGATGGAACGTTATGGGCATGGGGAAATAACGAAAACGGTCAGCTCGGTTTAGGCGACGCGACCAATCGATCTTCGCCGGTTCAAATAGGAAGTCTTACCAATTGGACAAACACGACCACTAACAGGCCAGCATCATCGACTTCATTAGCACTCAAATCGTGACGGCACACCCGCTAGACATTGCGCTTTCTGCCTGCATTAACGGTCATCCTGAGATCTCAGAAGACTTATTGCGCTCGTATCCTGAGCAGGATGACGCGCGCGTGATTTTCAACTTGGGTTGGCATCAAATGCGGCACGGCAATTTGCGCAAGGGTTTGCAGATGATGGATGCTGGGCGATTCATCAATGTTTTTGGACTGCCACGCATTCCTGGCGACATCTGGAAGGATCAAGATCTGACGAACAAGACTTTGCTGTTCCGCTGCGAGAACGGTCTTGGCGATCAGATCATGAATTTCCGTTTCGCAAAAGACTTCATCGCTAAAGGTGCAAGGGTCGTTGTTTCGTGCGCTCCTGAGCTGATGCCGCTGTTCTCGCGTCACGGCTTTGTGTGCATCGACAATGGCGCAACGCCTTACATTCAGTACGACTACTGGGTTCCGGCGATGTCCGCTGCGCATATCCTCGGATACGACACAGCAAATTTTCCCGGTAAGTCGTATCTGACTGCCGAACCGAAGCAGCTCTATGCAAAGCCTGGCACGCTCAAGGTTGGCATCCGCTGGGCGGGCAACCCTAAGTTTGAGCACGAACAACACCGCAAGTTCGAACCTCAGCCGCTCATTGACCTGTACGAGATTGACGGCGTGACTCTCTATTCGCTGCAACGTGACGAGAACCTGATCGATGGTCTGCCGTTTGCTGATCTGCGAGATCAGATGAAGACCTTCGATGATACAGCGAGCATTATCGCTGGTTTGGATCTCGTAATAACTTCCTGCACGTCAATCGCTCACTTGTCTGCTGCGCTAGGCAAGCCAACTTGGGTCATCGTTCCAGCGATGCCGTATTACGCCTGGGCCGAGCGCAAGCCGACTTCTGTCTGGTACGAGTCAGTCCGAGTCTTCCGACAGCAAAAATACGGCGACTGGTCAGAGCCGATGGCTGAAATCCGCACCGCACTAAAGGAGAAATTATGAACTACTGTTTCGTAGAAAACGGCACAATCGTTGACGGTCCTCGTGGTCTTCCTAGGTCATGGCGCAACATTTCGGGTCTAAACTGGCTTAGTCAGGAAAAGCTCATAGCGCTTGGCTGGTTGCCGGTACGCCTTGAGGAGGGCGAAAAGAACGAGCGTTTCGACGGCAGCACTTTTCAAGTTACCGCAACAGAAGTCATTGAGACGAAACAATGGCGACCACTTACGCAGGCGGAACGAGACGAGACTGCCGCTGCGTTGGCGAGCGAGGTGCGCTCACGTCGCAATCAGATGCTGGCTGAGTCGGACTGGACGCAGCTAGACGACACACCGCTCGACAATGTGGCAAAAGCGCAATGGGCGACGTACCGCCAAGCGCTACGAGACGTAAGCGATCAGCCGTCTTTCCCGTCAACGGTAGAATGGCCGACCCAGCCTTGATCTAGTTTAACGCCAGCCGCTTTTATGTGGGCTGGATAACTGATCTCCTTTTTAACGCCGGATCGGGTGGTCTGTTCGGCATGGTCGGCTCGCTGGCGACAACCTGGATGCGCCTGCGGGAGAAGAAGCTGGATAACCAGTTCCAGCTCGATCTGCTAGACAAGCAGGCCGCGTCAGCCGAGGCGGTTGCGGCTTGGTCTGCATTTTCGGCATCTCAGTCCGCATCTGCGTCGGACATGACTGAGAAGGTCGCGCCGTGGGCGGCTAACGTTCGCGCGGTTACTCGACCAGCGCTGACTGCGTTCTTGGTCGTCGGCGCGTTCATCGCGATTCTGATCATTGACGACGAAGCCGTGAAGGGGAACGCGCTACAGTCTTTCCAGATGCTCGCCGGAACATCCGTCGCATGGTGGTTCGGCTCACGCATGACGACGCAGATTAATCAATCGAAACGATGAACGACCACGCTGGAGCTAAACTGCTGTTCGCCAACGTCGGCGCATGGCTCGGAACCATTATCAGCCTGCAAAACGTGCAGGTGGTCATCGCGATTCTGTCGGGTCTAGCGTCACTCGGAGTCTCGATTCTGTCGATGATGTGGCTTCAAAAAAAGCTAAAGTCCTTGGAACACGGCGATAAGGAAGAACCGTGATTTAACGCTTGCGGCAATTGTGATGACTGAAAGTCCACTTCTGAACTTTGCGCGCGGTTTCGTCGGACAGATCGACGAAGCGGCTGGCGTGATTCACGACGTTGCGGTCATCACCGAGGGGCGCGCGCTGGGTCATGGCGTCAACATCGACGCGACCACGCTTGAGCAGGTGAAGGCTCAGGCCGAGACGTACAGCGGCGGTCTCAAGGTGAAGATGGACCACGGCGGCGGCGCGGCTGATATCGTCGGCTACCTGAACGACTTCCGCATCGCCGGCAATAAGTTGATCGCGAACTTTCACGTTCTGCAAAACACGCCGCATCGCGCGTACATTTTCGAGATCGCGGACAAAATTCCCGACACGTTCGGCATGTCGATTGCCTTCTCTGGTCCGACCGAGATGGCGTCGGACAAGAAGACGGTCCTGCAACGCTGCTCTGAGATCTATTCTTGCGACCTGGTCAGCGAGCCTGCCGCGAACGCCGATGGACTTTTCAGCATGAAGAAACTTCAAGAAGTCGAGGAGCCAAAGGGTTCCATCGAGATCGAATTCCCCATGAACGAAGAATCCAAGGCGGCCATTGCTGCCATGATTGAATCAGCCATGATGGGCCTGGGCGAGCGCCTCTCCAAGTTGGAGTCGATGCTGCCGAAGCCTGAAGACAAGGAAGTCGCTATGGCTTCCCGTAACGACGAGATCAAGCTCGCTGCTGAGGCGGCTGGTCTCGCTGCTGTCAAGGAGTTCGCCAAGTCCTTTGGCGCTCCGGTAACCAAGGCCATCGCCTCCGAGGCTCCCGCTGCTCCTGCTCCTGCCGCTGCGCAGAAGTTCGAAGAGCTGGTTGCTGCCAAGGCGACGGAACTGAAGAGCAAGAGCGCGGCCATCGCGTTCTGCGTGCAGAATCATAAGAACGAGTACGCTGCCTACCGCACCCGCGTGCAGGGTGGCGAAATCGTGAAACTCTAATCAACCCACCATGAGC